TGTCGACTTGCAATCAACGCAATATTTTGTAGAGCGTGAGGGGTGATAGCCCAACTATTACTGCACAGCGCCTGCATGATTTTATTGGGCATTACTATTTTCCTCTTGTTCTGCTTTTTCTTTTTCGTCGCCTTCGTCGCTATCGTCTTCAGTTTCTTCTTTTTGTTCAGGCATTAAAAAACCCGCCGTAGCGGGTTGTTGTGTGGTGCCGTCTTGTTTGTGCCGTTGTCTTTCTCTTGTCCTTTGTCGCTGGTCTAACTCCCAATCAGCCCCTGTGATTTCCATAGTTTCACGTTCTTCTGTTGAAAGGTTCCCTTCAATCCGGCCCCTTGCCGCGTTGCTTTCTTTTAGCGGGTCAAGTTGACCAGGTGCATCACCGGTCCATATTGTATTTAAGTACATCGCTCTTATTGTTTCGTCAGTAAGAAAACCAGGAGCCGCAATTCTGCCCCGGCTGATTGCTTCAGTGATAACGGCCTCATATATCGGCTGGCAAAATGCAGCGGCAAACCACTGGCGCCGTGTTTTGAACATGCGCCAAGCCTCAAGCAACGCTGCACGGCTAGCGCTATAACTAGCAGTGAAATGTTTAATTAAAATTTCGTAGGGCAACTCTAACGCCACCCCTATCTGCCTGAGTATCGCTAAAACGAAAGGGTCGAATTTGTCGTTTGGTCGCCCTGGATTTGCTGTGCTAATAGATTCATTTTCTGATAACCCAACAATAGCTGCAGGGCCGAGCTTATATGGTTCATCTTTACCGCTGGAACCTTCAGTTACTCCCGGCATAAGGTTTGACAAATCCCCTTCGCCGTCCTCTGTCGTAACAAACACAGTAAACATACCAGAAACAACTGCCGCCATTAATTCCGACTCTGTATACCGTCCCAACTGTTTAAACAATTCTATTACCGGGGCAAGGTCTGGCACACCTCTTGTTTGCCCTATACGCAGATGATGAAAAACATGTAATACACGAGGTCGGCCTGTATCGCTAAAAAACTTCACCGGCTGCCACTTCATGTCATCTATTACACCCGGCTTGCTACCTGGATGCTGATTAGATATAAATGCGAGGTGTGGGGCGCCGTCCTCGTCTTTTTCTATACCTGCAACAATTTTTGCAGTGTCTGCGCTGTAGTCTGGATTGCTTACACGATCAGCTTCTACCAATTGAACCTTTGTTCCAAACGGACCGCCGGGCCTTTCCTTAAAAGGCAATAGCGCAAACGTATCACCGTTTTCATACACAGAACGTAATGCCAAAGCTTGCATTTGGTTGAATGTTAATTTTCTATTAAGATCACATTCAATTGATTTCGCCCATAATTTAAATTCACGTTCGGCGGCGCCTTCGAATGTAGTAGCTTGCTCTTGAGTTATTCCCAAATGATCTGAATTGATTCGGCTTTTAACTCTAAGTCCAGTACCAACAATATTTGTTACTTTAGTATTAAGTGCACCAGCTGCCAGAGGATTATTTCTAGTCAAGTCCCTGCAACGCTCACGCAATTCTGGCAAATCCCCGATAATATCCGCATCGGCATCACCATCCGTAACGCTCCATTCTTCAAATGCTCGTTTATCTTTTCGAGCACCATTATAACCACCGGCTAGAGCTAGGGTTGTGCGGTTACGCATACGCACAACGCCGCGATCAGGATCAACCCAGGCAATCGCTTTATCGAGCCATGTATTTTTTACTTCAACTCGTCTAGCCAATGGGTGACACTCCTCGCATTCTGATCCCGCCACGTGACAAGCGTTTAACTTGTTTATCCCAAAAAATAATTTGCTTGTTAATCTCTGATGAATTAGCGCGGGTTAGTGTTCGAGAGCCACCACCACTAGATATCGAATAACTCTGCCCCCCTTGAACTTTATCATCTGCATCCATCCAACCAGCAAGTTTTGCCTCTGCCTGTTCTAATGTTATGCCCGGCATTACAAACTAACTCCTTTCGAAATTGTTCTACGTTTACGTGCTTTTTTAATACTTTCGACTTTGTTCTTTTCTTCAACTGCGCTAACAATAAATGGATTCTGATCCGCTGGCATCGCCCAGGCCGGTAGATCTCCCTCCCAATCTATCTTGTCAACGTTGAGAAAAAACAATAGGGCTTTGATCATTACGTGCAGATCAAAACTTTCATTTTTCCGGTGCGCTGGATTTTTCCAACCTTTATCTGTCCTGGTCTCTGCTGTCAGCTCATCAAAATAACTTTCCTTCAACCATGACGGAAAGTGCACGTAACAAGGACCAGGTATTGGGCGATCAAGATCAAGCACTACTGAATCTTTAACTACGTTTGTATTAACAAATAATATAGGTATGTCTAATTTGTGAGACTTTTTACCTTTTTTTCCGCCGCTCTTGGTTTTTGTATCAGGGTATGCGAGATCAATTCGCCCCATCCTTTTTTTTGGTTCACCCTTGCCCAACAAAAACCGACCACGAAAACCGCCTTTCATCATTCGCCGATAAAAAGCGTAAGCGTTTTCTGTCACACCCTCAGCGCCTGCCGAATCGCATAACGTAGATAGAACCTGCATTGCTTTTTCTGGGTTCGCTGCAAGGGGGTAGCGCTTGGACAACAGAACGTTTCTGATTTGCTCCCAGTCTTCTTGAAACTTAGCAGGGTCTATCGGTAAACGATTACCCTCTGAATCTTTGCGATTCGATAAAACTATATCAAATCTATCAATAACCCATCTTTCCATATGAGGGCCAATAGCATGAACCTCTGCGACAAACTTACCCAACTGAACGTCAACACCACCTAATAAAAAACGGGCTTCGATTGGTACTACCTTTTGCCCTATCTGCTCAACACGCTGCATTAATTCTTTTGTACTTCGCTTTGTCTTCGCTGCTTGTGACGTGTACGGCAAACCCTGATCAGTATTTATTGTTGTTTTTAATGGCTGTTCGTCACCAGTCTTTTCGAATTCAATCTTTTTTTCTAAATAGCTTGTAACTATTTCATCCCACGCTTGAAACTTTGCTGCAGCACCTTGCAGCCAAAAGCTAGCATTTTTAGTTTTCGGTGGGTTACCGTGTTTTATTCCATTGCTATCGATTGTCTGTAGATCTTTAACCCATTGTGCAGATGCCAGCATTTCGGTTTTAATTTTCGGGTAATGCTTATGATTACATTTGGGGCAAAGTAAATGTGCTGACTCTGCCGATTCCGAAATTACATTTGATTTTTCCCACTTTAAATTACTGCATTCAAACAAATAAAAATTATTGCAATTCCAACAAGGAACGTAGTACCGGCGTTTATCACCCCGATTATATAATGCCAATATTCCCCTGGTAGGCGGTGCCTCATGCGGTGTGTCTGGTTTCCATCTATCATCTAATAACTCATAACCTGGGCTACTTTCAGCCAGTGTCATCGCCTTACTTAAAAAGGTTTTCGTTCTAGTTTTTGCTAAATCAAATGGACTGCCCTCGTGGTCAACGTCATCAGGCATCCTGTCATAATCAGTGAGCGCTAGATAAGGTATGGGCCGACCAGACAACTCATTAATAGAGGGCCACGCTATTGTTAATATGTTGCCCGATTTAAAATACTTATCAAAAGTGTTGTCGTCTTTCCTGTTCCCTGTTAGCTCAGCACCGTATGCTTTGCTATGCCGAAGCATTCTATCAATGCGGCGCCTCGCAAAATCTCTTGCCGTTGTTTTACTGGTTTGAATTATCATCATGTCAGCGGCATTTCGCTTAATGACTTGTCCCAACCAATTTAGAATTATTTCGGTTTTTCCAGACTGAGCTGGCCCGCAAAAAATAACCTCCTTAAAATATCGACTCTCCAGGCAATCCATTGGCTCAACTAAATAGGGTGTAGTTGAATTAATCCACGGCCCGTTGTAACCCTTAGGGTTTTTCAAATAGCGAAATTCTTCAGCTGTCTGGCTAACCGGTGTTCGGATCGGTGCCCTAACAATCCTAGAAACATCGCGCCTAACTGCAGCCGCATTTGCATGACTAGCCATTATCAACACCCAGGTCCACTTCAAGTTCGCAAAGATCTTTTGCTAACTCATCTCGTAGACCATCAATCACTTCTATACACCTCTCTACTGTTTCACCTGATAAATTACAATCACGCTCTAAAATATCGGGGATGTTTTCCAACGTGTTGACGACAAGCTTTAGAGCTGCCGACAAGTCAGCGTGGTATTCGGTTTCCGGGATTAATATCCGCTCTCTCTCTTCGAACGTTAAGCGCTTCAGTTCTGCCGAATAGTGTTGATCTCTTACGCCAGGTGGCAGCTTAGAGGGGTCGGCGAAATCTTCGGGCATAATTGCAATATCTGCCAAAACCCCTGCAGCGTCCTTCATATGCCAAGCATTTGCACCGCTGAGCTTCCCAGCGGGCACAATGTCCAACAGCTTTTTTTTTACAGTCCTTCTATCAATTTCAAATTCTTCAGCTAACGCACTGATTGACCACAGTTTTTTACCTGTTGCGGGGGTCAGTTTTACGGAGGACATGGGCAGCTGTGGTGGATCATGTTTTCAGAGCGAAAAGTGTGTTTTGTCGAGGTTCGAATTCCCCCCGTAGCGTGTAGAGCCTCAGGAGTACCTTTTATGTATATTTGCTTACTCACCTTTGTATCGCTCACTATTCTTAACACACTGGCTTACATTTATTTGTTTCACTATTTTTATAATCGTTACCTGATTCA